TCAATAGGAGGTCGTTTTTGGACTTTTTTTTACTTCTGATACTCTCGTATCATATACCCAATCAGGTTGCAGCCATTCGATTATATCATAATGACAGGATAACAGAATGATTTGTCGATTAGGCACGCGTCTCCACGCTTTAGCGAATGCTGAAGCCCCTATTTTGGCGATTTGGCGGTCGATTACAGAGGTAAATTCGTCTACTATTACCTTGTTGGGGGCATCACAAATTAGGCGCGCTAAACCCGCACGAAACTGCTCGCCATTACTGAGGACTTTGAATGGGCGCAACCAAGCGGGTACATCACCGAGCCCTACAGCTGAAAGAGCAGAGGTTACTTCGTTCATTGACTTATCGGGGGCAATATCCTCAATAATGGGTAGGTTCGGGTTCCACCCTTCGGTGAGGTTGGTTATACCACTATCCCATATTTGTTTGCCTATGGAGGTTTTACCACTTCCTGAGGGGCCAACGATAAGCCCTATTTGCCAATCTTCGTCTTCTATGGGTAGGTTGGCTGTGTGTTCCCACGTGTGCCCATTTTCGGCATTGAAAAGGGACTTTACTTTTTCGGCGCGAAAGGTTTTGAAGTTTTCGCTGGTGTGTTTTACTTTGATTTCCATTATACGCTTACTACTTTAAGGTTAGTGAACCCCATTTTTTGGAGTTTCTCGAATAGTTCTTTTTGTTCTTGTTCGCTACTTACTTTGATGATGATAGCGTGCTGTTCTTTGTACTTGAATTTTGTCATTTATGAATTGTTTTTTGTGTTCGGTACGTCTTCGCCTCGTGTTCGGTACGTGTTCGGTACGAGCCGCACAGGCGATGTTTTTTTGGTAGTTTGAAAAATTGTTGTACTTTTGCAACTCCTACGGTAATAAGCATAAAAACCCACAATCAGAAGACTTTCGTCCTCCAACTGTGGGCTTTTGTGCTTAATTAAATTACCGTAGGAAGTTATTTAATTTAGTTGGAGGACATTTTTTATACTGCTGTCCTCCTTTTTAGCAGTGCTTTAAAAGCGTTTTAAAAGCTGTTTAAATCTTATTAAAATCTTCCACCGAAACGGCTTGTATTTCCAACATATATAGACTAACAAGGCGAGTAGCAAGAGCCAAATGATGTGCCTTACGGGGCTGCTTTTTACTTGTTTGTTCACCTGTTTGAATTGTACGTATTTGTGCTTTTGCGCTTCAGATTTAATGCGAGTGTATGAATTATTATAAAGAGTACTGTCAGCCTGCTGTAGGCTCTTAGAATGGGTGTTTGTAGCTTTTATTTTTACCCTTCCGTTAAGTACTCTTATAGTCTCATTATCACCGTCACGAATGCGGGTGTAGATAAGTTCACGGGGGTTGCCTACGCTGTCGGTTAGGCTTTCTAATTCGAGCTCAAAAGAGGTGTCGAACTGGTCGGACAAGTCCGTTTTATGGGCTTGATAGGCAAAGAGCTGTGAACTATCCTTATAATGGATAAAGTGCTCTTTCTGGGCGTGGCGTTGCTCGGTAGTGGTAACCTTGCGGGTACGACAACCTACTAAGGCGAGGAACGCTAATAATAATAGGGTTAATTTTCTCATTTGCTAATTGATTTATATTCGTCTTTAGCGTTAAAACACGGACAAGCTTTGGCTACTCCTGGGAAGTCTCTATGACCTAAGATTTCAGCTTGTGGGTATAAAGCCTTTAACTCTTTGAGGAGCTTTTTTAAGGCTTCTTTTTGGGCTGGCGTACGGGTGTCTTTGGGTTGGAGGGTATTTTTATCTATCCCTCCAATATAACAGATGCCGATACTATCCTTATTGTGTCCTTCTACGTGGGCAGGTATCTTATTTACATCTCTGCCCTCTTCAATCGTGCCATTGAGGCGAACGATGTAGTTATAACCTATCTCATTAAAACCTCTTTGTTTGTGCCAAAGGTTAATATCTTGGGCGGTGTGCTCTCTGCCCTCTGGTGTAGCGGAGCAGTGAACGACAAGGTAGTGAATGTTGCGGGTACTTTTTTTCATTGCTTATAGTATTAAAGTGAATAATAAGACAAGAGCTATAGCTATAGCCAATGGGTTTACCCATACTACCCAACGGGCGTTGTATTGTGTAGGTGGATTGCTATTATCCCCTAAGAGTTGCTGGTACTGCCAGCATTGGGTGCTATCCATTAAGGGTATATCAGCTTTGGTAAGAGGTGAAAAGTGAAAATACCCAAAGCCAAAGAAACAAGCTACAGCCAACAATGGCAACAATATGTACAGCCAGCTGTAAAGCTCGGCACAAACAATAAGCCCTCCGATGAGTATTAAGGGTAAGATGATATTGGCAGAGCGGGTAAAACTTCTTGTTTTACCTGCAAAAGGCACTATATAACTGAGTGCAAATAGTTTGATGATGTATTTTCTGATTTCCATAGCGATTTGTGTTTAGGGTTAAAAAGAAACAAATGTTATTTCTTAAAACTTTGCCAAAGGAGGTAGTACGTCATACTGTTACTCCTTTGGCAAAGAGAAAAGAATGATAAGGCATTTAGCTATTTTTCTTCAATAACTTGACTTCTTCTTTCAATTTATTGATTTCTGATAGGACATCAACATTGTTGACTACAAAAGAAGTACTGTCTATCGTTATATGATTTTTAGCCGAAAGTCTAATATATTCATAGTTTTCAATACAAGCGGGTTGCAAATCATCTCCTGAGAAACGTACACTACTGGCATTTACATCAAAATGATGAATTTTTCCTCCAGCAACTCTATTATTAGAAAAAGTAACAGAATTTTGTGCGTAAAAAACAACATTCCCTTCCCCACTATCAATAATTATATACTTTTTACCTTTAATCCAAAACCAATCTACATCTGGGGATATATTAAGGTACAAGTATTTGTCTGAAATATTCATAGGGGGCATTGGTTGTGTTGTATATTCGGTAATAGTGACATTATCTTTTAGAGTCACCAAAGATGCGTCTATATCCATCTTTCCCGATATATCAACAGGCTGCAGCTCCTCTAACTTCTGCTTGTGCTCGTTGGTGAAGTCATTTGCCGACAAGCCTTTACCATCTTCTTTGTTTACTTTTTTGTCGATGAGCTCTTGTAGCTTGGTGTTAGCTTTTAACTCGGTAACGATTTCTTGTAGGGTGTCGAGGTTTACATCATCTACCTGTAAGATGGTTTGAATAGCTTGTATTTGCCTTTTCAACTCATCGAAGAGGGCACTGTGGGCATTGGTGTCCTCTAAATGGTTGAGCAGCTGCTTTGCCGAGACAGTGTTCTCAATGGCTCTGCTAAGTCCTTCGATGTTGCTCATTGGAATTTGCTCGCTTTTGTGCCAATAGCTGTCAATCCAAGCAGCGAAATGTTCTTGTGCTGGTTTCATTAGGTTAGAAAACCACTTTTTTAACGTCTTTTTTGGTGTCATATTATTGTTTAATTTTAAAAGTTACTTGTTTAGGGGGCTACTTGAAAGCCTACATACTCTATAAATTGTACCACGTGGTAAGGTGGCATATTATTGTGGGGTTGGTCGCCACCTGCATCTATAATAGGGTGATTAGAGGTGTCCTCATTACCTCCATATATTGACAAAGCTCTTTCTCCTTGTTCAGATCCGCCATATCTTAGATTAGCAACTTTATAACGAATATGGTGATTATGGCTTGGCATTTCCTCAATAGTGAGCTTGTGTGAACGTTCGCCGCCTTGCTTCAGTAGGCTATTGAGCTGATAGTCTTGAGCATCATCATTAGTTTTACGATAGTAAGGTTCTAAACCAACGGGCATTCTACCGCGTAGGTCGGTGTACTCTCGCCAGCCTTCGGGTATCTGGTTAGCAGGTTTGCCCCAGATAGCAATGAGCCCAATGGGTATAGCTTGTTTCTGTTTCTTGAGTATTTCTACTTCGTCTTTTAACTCTTTCAACGCTTTATTTTCAGCTTTATTTTTGCCTAAATCTTGTAGATTAGTAACACGTTGAAAGTCCTCCCAGTTAAAGGTTTTATCAGGGGCAGACCTACCAAAAACAACGGTACGCACGGTTTCTAATGTGCGAGAGAAGCCGTCCTGAAAGGTTACTTGTGTGGTGTCTTCCCGTATCCATACTGTATCGTCTTTGGCTCCACCCTCAAACGGTAATAACTCGCCATTTATATAGACAGTACCTGAGGTGATAGTGTTGCCTACCTCTTCACACCCTGAAATAATTACCTTATTGCCAGCAAGGTGTCCAAAATGGTTAAATAGGTTATAGGCGTTCTGCATAAAGGCAAGAAATGCCACATCAAAGGGGTAGCCTGCATTGTGTTCGGTATGTAACTTATTCATATTATTTAGTTTCTATTGTCCAACGTTTTCCTGCTAATTTGTAAAAATTCACAAGGGCTTCTAACTTGTATCTATCGTACTCCAAACCTTGAGGGAGTACTACTATAAAATCTACTCCGCCGTCTATATAGTCGCCTCGTTGATAGAGGAAGACTTTGCCTAAAAACAAAGGCTTATTGGCACTGCGGGGGTATATATAGAGCCGCTCGTTCTGCTTGCCGTCTTCTATACGTATGCGCCGCTGCTCGCTGTCGAACTCATCATTGAGTGCCTTGCGCAGGTAGCATACTTGGCTGTTGTGGGCGAGGTTGTATAAGTTGGCTTCTCGTGCTTGCTGAAAGGTGTACAGCAACTTGTGCAGGGGTGCTGCCAACATACGCAACCACGCTATGAGCTTCGGTTTGCGCAGAAAGGTAGGGGTAAGCAGCACGAGCAGTTTGTCGATGTTTAGGTTATACATTGCTGACATAAGAGATATCGTTAAAGTTGTCTATCGTAAAGTAGCCTGCGGTGGGTATTTTGCTTATCTCTATCGTTTCAAAAGCCCCATAGCCTCCACCACTGGTGATGTTTTTGCTTTGGGCGAGAACTAAATGTGGTATCTTCACTCCTTCGGCTTGTTGGAGGGCGTCAATAAGGTGCGCTAAGACCAATTCGCCGTTAAATGGCAGGCGTTTTAAGTAGCTTTTTATAGTCTCTTCTACTGGGTGTGTAGCGTGAATGATACTTTGTCCATTACTATCTAATACAAGCGGGTCATATACTATCTTCATTTGCAAGTGCAGCACATCGGGCAGATAATTTACTACCGATAGGCGTACGCCAGCATCTTTTATCTGTTGCAAGTAGGCTTCAAAGGCTTGCTTTTGGGCATCGGTGATAGGTTGCAACAGCTCACCCTGTTCGCCCGCTATCTTTACTATCAAACGCCCTTCGTTTTTGCTTTCTATCACTGCCGAGTACTTCACTATCTTGCTGGCTTCTATCTGTTCCTCCGTGTGCCCTTGGTTATTAAACTTATCGCTGTCGGGCAGAAGGTCAAAACCATACTGAAAAGCAAGGGTTTTACTGCGATACCAACGTGCTGTATGGGGTTTAAGCTCGGCAAGGCGTTTGTCTATATCCGCCCTGTGCTGGTCGAACAGCTTCTCTAAGCTCCATATTGCTACGGCTATGATGTACACCCACAAGCGCCATATAGCTACTTTGGAGGTGCTATTAAGCTCGCTTAGGGCAGGCTCTTGTGCTTTGGCTTGGAGGATAAGGGTTTGTATTTCTTGTATAGTGCGTGCCATAATATTTAGTCGTTAGTCTTTAGTTATTAGTCGTTAGATTGTGTCGCTTGCTAATGGCTAACGACTAACTACTAACGACGAAATCAAGATTTATAGCCCAAATGCTGATACCTTCGAGGCGTTCAAACACTTGTTCGTCTTCCCTGCTAAATGCAGTGGCGGGTTGCAAGTTTTTAGCGGTGTAATAATTTAGTATTTCGTTCCTCACCCCCAACCCCTCTCCCAAGTAGAGGGGAGCTCCTGCCTGTACATCATCGGTGATGTTGAGGCTGTTCGCTTCAGCCAATTCAAACACGCTCTCAATAGTGCCTGTGTGTTGCAAAGCGAGGTCTAATAGGCTTTGATTATGTAGGGCGGTGATTATCATTTTGCTTTACCGTTGAGTTGCTTGTACTTCTTTAATTCGGTGAGAAGCTCCTCTACTGAGGCTTCTAAGTCCTTAATGCGTTGGTTAGCGTGTTTGAGTTCCTCAATAGCATTAGCGTACTTGGCACCTAAGTCTTCAATCATCTCTCGGTATATCTTCACAGCCTTGTCTACATTGTCAAGTTCGGAGGTTTGTAGTTCCATTTGCTGTTTGGGGCGCCCGAAAAACCAACCTGCTAAGCCCGATAATACCATACCGATAAACGATACGATGTGTTCTTTTATTCCTTCTAATATCCAATCCATTGTGATATGTGTTTTTTAAGTTATTTTTCCTTTTCCTTCACTTGTTGTTTTCCCTGTTTGGGAGGTGGCTGTTCCTGCTGTGGTTACACTGATACCAGGAGCTACTGTTACCTCGCCACTGCAGACAAAGTCGTGAATAAGGGAGGCTAAGCGTTCGGCGTACTCTCTTGGGCTTGCCTCTGTCTTGGTAAGCATATCCTGCTGAAGGTCGATAATGCCTTGTGTTAGGGCTTGTTTGTTTAGCATAATGTTAATTGTTGTTATAGGTTCCGTCAATTAGTAATTTGCCGCCCTCTTGTAGGGCTACATCGTTAATCTGCATACCGTCATACTCCAACTGTTTCTTTATTTCAATGAGGGTTTCGGTATAGAGGTCATCGGCTAGCATTTGGGCTATTCCTACCCCTACTTCGGGGTGCTCTTTCCACTCTCCCTTCTCGGTAGTAAGGATAGCCTTTTGCTGTTGGTTATCGGAGTACCCCACCTCAAAATCACCTGCTAATAGGCGCAAATCGTTTCCCTCATCTATTAGTATATCTTTCATTAGGCTGTCTGCATTTGGTTTATACTATTAACAACTCTTAGAAGTTCCTCTTTCACCATTGCTCCAAAGTTCTCTACTCCTTCACGTACAGAGGAAACATACACCTTAGTATCGGTGCCTACATTGCCTATCTGTATATTGATATGCGTTTGTCGGGTACCTCCTGATACGATGTTGTCTTTGGTTTTAGCCCCTTCTCCTGTGGTGGTAGTAGTTTCTCCCATAATAGGACTCACCCCTGGTGCGGGACTGCTTTCAGTTTTCATACCCAGCTTGCCCATTAGCCCGTCTTTTACCTCCTTAAAGCTCTTGAACTCTAAAGAGTCCCACGCTTTGCCAAAGGCTTCTTTGGCTTTTTCTCCCGCCTCATTTGCTTTCTTATACCCCTCTGTTACCGATTTGGCACGCTCTTGCAAGTCATTTTGTATCTTGTTAATCATTGCTTGGTTCTCGGTACTATCACCTAAACCAACCGCTTCTTTAAACTTATACCAAGCGAGCTTACAAGCATCTATGCCCACCATAAAAGTATTTTTTGCAACAGTCCAAAGCAATTGAAAATTTTCTACAAAAGCCTCCCAACTGTATTTCATACCTTGCACAGTATATTCCCACGCTTTGCCCCAACCGCTTACACCTACAATACAATAGGCTATGATAGCAATAAGGGCTATAATACCCGCTATTATCAACGTTATAGGGTTTGCCAAAAAGGCAAGGTTTGTTTTAATAACAGCCCAAGTGAGCCTATTTTGCCAAGCAGTAGCAATAGCCGTATAGGTATTGTGTAGTATCAATGCAGTGGTGAATATACCTATAGCTCCTGCAATACCCCATATAATGGGATTCCCTTCTTGAAACTTCTGAATAAGCCACCCTATACCTTGGCCTATGCTTGAAAATATAACTGCTGCCAGGTCTACTAAGGGACTAAGCACAGGGCTGATGGCTTCATATACTTTTAGAGCAAGTTCGGTGATAGAGTCCATCATCTTGTTGAACTTACCGCTGAGGGTTTGCCCTGCTTTTTCTGCACCTTGGTAGAAAAGCCCTTGTTTATCGGTTGCCCATTCAAAGGCTTGTGCCAACTCTTGCGCCGAAATACTGCCTTTGCTCATTCGTTCTTTGAGCTGTGCCATACTCTCGCCAGTGCGTTCGCTAATCACCTGCAAGGGGTTGAAGCCCGCGTTTATCATCTGCATTAAGTCTTGCCCTTGCAGCTTGCCTGCCGAAGTAGCCTGCGCAAAAGCAAGTGATAGACTTTGCATTTTCTGCGCATCGCCCATAGCAATATCGCCGATGTTCTTGAGCTTGCCAAAAGCAAACTCAGAGGAAAGCCCGAAGGACATCATCGTCTTCTGTGCTTCAATAAGCCCTGCCTTGTCGTAGGGTGTTTTTACCCCATAATCGGAGAGCTGAGCATATAAGGCTTTGGCTTTTTCTACATCTCCCCTAAGCAAAGTAGTAATGTTAGCTTGTTGTAGGTCGGCTTCCATCCCCTTTCGGATACTCATACCTATACCCGCTCCCGCCAATATAAGAGGATTAGTAGCCAAACCAGGCAGACTGTTCAAAGCCTCCGAAAACCACGTTTTTAGCTTACTCCCGTTAAGGGTTTGCAATTTAGAAACACTATGCTCTAACTTATTAATCTCGCTGTTGTACTTACGAATAGCCGAAAGGCTACCTATAGGCAATAAATCTCGTTCGGCTTTTAGCAAGGCTATTTTTTGTTGCAAAGTATGTACAGACGTACCCATTTGGGCAAAGCCACGAGAGACTTTTTTCTGTACTTTTTCTAATTCGGCAAATTTTTCTAACATTGTATCGTTATTTATGCCGATTTTTTGTAACTTTGCGCTTACAAAGTCTTTAAGCGTTAATGTATATTCTAAAATATTTGCCACAATGAGAGTATTATTATTTTTCTTTAACCTACTTGCCTCTATAGGCTTATTATTAATTATTGGTGCGGGATTTTTCTATGGGGCTGCCCTTTTCTGTGTGCCCTTCTATGCTACTTATAGGGCTTTTACTGAGAAGGAGCCCACTACTAAGAGGAGATACACCACTACAGCTATTGCCAGTGCGGTTTTCTTTTTCCTTGTAGCAATACTTGCCCTTATGCTCTCCAAAGGAGCCGAACAAGCAAGAGAGCGTGAAAGACTACAACAAACTACCTATACTACTTGTATTGTTCCTTCTCTTTCTGCCTAAGCCACTCTAATTCTTTCACTCTCATAGCCCACTGGGTATCGGTGAGGTCGTCGGGATTGGTAATGTGCATATAGTAACGCAGTGAAGCGTTAGTGATACGAAGCCAATCCCGCCCCTCGTCTATCTCCGCATCACTTAGAGCTTTTCCAAGGTTGCCTCTTTAATCTGTATAAGGTCTGGCAGCTTGCTACTGGCGGCGAGAAACAGCGCATCGTCTGTTTTAATTTCCTCATCACCACCCAACCAACAGTTGTTGAGTACTACCTCGTTAAACTTTAGCGGATCTTTAGTTGCCAAGGTCGAGGCATAACTCAAAGTATTGCGGTCGGGCGTACGCAAATACGCCTTTTTGTCTTCTACACTAATTACAAAGATGTCTTTGTATTGCTTTTTCCATTCTTGTATTTGTTCTTTAGTTATCATTTTAAACTGCTTTTAAAAGGTTTTTAAAGTGCAAACTGCACAGGCATTTTGTTATTGTTTAATTTGTTAGGCTTGGCGTATTACATCTGTAAAGATAATAGGAAGCTCCATAATCATATTCTTATCGCCCTGCTTCATTCCTTTTTTCACTTCGGTAAATTCCACGTTCTTGAGAATATCGGTAACTATCTGTCCGCCGTCCAAGGGTACGTATGAAGCCACAAGGTCAAAGCTAAGGCTAAGTATATCATTGTTAGGGGCATCGCGGGTCATTGCTTCTGCCTCACTTTGCCAAAGGCTTATTTTACCCTCATAACTGCGGTTGCCTGCTACTATTCCGTGAGGCTTGCACCCACGTCCATAAAGAAAGTCTTTCTCGCGTTTCTCGGTGTACTCCAACTCTGTAACTCCTATGATAATGCGCCCGCCAAAGACGATAGAGAGGTTACACCACGCATATTGTTTGCTGTCGAATGTTGCCATAATTTGCTAATTTTCTAATCTACTAATTGACTGTTGTAGTAAAGCCAATATTTACCTCTATAAAGTCGGCATAACCTACAGGTAACAGTTTGATACCTATCACCACTTTGCCGGTTTGTAGCACACGTTGCTTCGGATCTATATCAATCTTTACAGCCGATAGCTCACCTTGCGATACCATTTGGCTTTGCAGGGTACTCTCAAGTTTGGTTTGCCAACCCTTGATAATAGCGGGGTGAATACTGCCGTCTTCGGATAGTAACACCTCGTCGCTGAGTTCCTCTACCAATACCCCATAACTTAGGAGCATAGCTTTGTCCATTACTAAGCCGTTGCATAGGCTCTTAAAGTCATCGGTGGGCTTGGTAAGGGTATTATCGCCCGAAAAGTAGTATCCCGAACGCCCTACAAAAGTGCGAAAGAAAATATACCCTTTGTCGTCAAGCGCGTCCCACTGGTCGGCTTTGCTGTCGATAGTGGTGCCGTCGGTGAAGTATGCTACCAAAGGCAATACGCTACCGTCTTTTACACGGTGAATTTTGCGCTGTACGGGTATTTTGGTTATTTTGCCTAAAAACAAACCAACTGATGCTTCTTTCTCCTTATCGTCATTCCCGATAAAACAAGCCACTTTGTTGAGTTCGTTTTCGGAGAAATTAGTAAGGTCGGCTACTTTGCCGTTCCAACTGTTGCCCGATACAACTATCCTAAAAGGCATATACTTCTTTTCAAAGTGCTGGGCAAGGGCTTGCCCTTTCACTACAGCTGTCTGCAAATCAACGTCTAAGCCTGCGGTGATAGTCTCGCTACCAGTTGCTTTTTTTACTACCCCAAGCACGCGGATAGCCCCTTTGGCATCAGCTATGAGAGTTGGGGCAAAAGCACCATCTTTGTCAAGCATTGCCGTCATAGTAGTGGCATCTGATACGAGCATTAGCCACAATGGCGTGCCTGTTGGGGCTTGGTCATAAAACGCTTTTACGTGCTTATAAGCAAAGGCGTTTTCAGTTTCTGAAATTCCCAAAGCTATAGCTTCTTTTAATGAGAAAACTTGGTACGACTTGCCCAACTCTACTTTGCTACTCACCGTAACTCCCGTTGTGATGAGCCCAGTAGTTTTTTGTATAGCCGTAGTTCTGCCTAAGCCGTCTTTGGCAATATTGAATAATACTTTAGGTAATGCCATTATTTTTTAGGTTTAAAAAAGTTGAATTTTGAAGTATCTGTTACAGTCTCACCTTCTGACTCGTCAGAGCCTTCAGATTGTTCAGTTTTGTCTGATACTTCTGTCGCTACTTTATCTTCTACTTCATTAGTATAGCTTTCTACAGTGCTATCTTCTAAGGTTTGTGCGTGGTTTTGTGCATCTTTCTTTAGTAAGAATAGGAAACCATCGGAGCTAGCGAAAAGCTCTTTTGTCGCTTTGTTTTCCTCAAAATATTGTTTTGCTTTTTCTGCTGTTGTCATTGTATTCTGTTTTAAAGTTAATATAGGAGTAGGGTGAGGTATGGATACCATTGAACTCGTCCGCTCACCCTACTATATTCCTATAAGATAGCTCCTAAGAATTTAGGTGTTTTAGCGCGGATAACTCCTACTAAGGCACGTTGTGCAAAGGAAATAGCATCGGATTGTAGACCTGCATCGCGTAGAGTGGCATACATCTTTACATCGCCGAAGCAACGGAACACTTCACTTGTTACCCACATAAATGAAGCGCGTTTATCGCTACTTGCCTTGACAGCTCCAAAGGGTTTTTTCTCCTTAGTAGTACCGTCATAGAGTGGGTTTTGACTGTATTGGAATACGTTTATTCCATACATTTGTTTTTCGTTCATAATATCCTTGTACAAACGTTTGTCCTCCTTACGAATACGGGCAATGTGCTCAGGAGTGAAGCAGATGTTCACACCCTCAACGATGTCTTTTTCCTCCATAAACTGCTTAAGGTCAATAATGGCGTCTATTATTGAGTCACTACCAGTAAGGGCAAGCACCTTATTCCATTCGTTGTCCTTTTGTGGTGCCCACGCCCAAGCGGCACGCCTACCTAAATTCTTAGCAAGAGAAGCACGGTGGCGTTGTATCAAACTGGAACGCTTGTCGTAAGAAAGTTCTATTTCCTGCAATTCACGGTGTAGGGTTTGTTCAGTAGAATAGGTTTTAAGTACCACTTCGTTAGCTATATCGTCAATAGTGGCTATCGGTAAAGCTGAACTGGAGGAGGCAAAATAGTCTTCGTGGACTTGTGGCTCTACGCCTGCTTCGGCAAGGTGTAATTTGTTGTTTTCTACGTACTGTGATAAATCGACACTTTTATATAAAAATGAGTCGTTAGGGATAGGGTTTTCTTTGATACCTGCTATCCATACCTCGGTTTGAAGCCCTTCCATTGCAATACCCTTAAAGAGTTCTGGGGCTATGTACTGGGCTACGGTGGAAGTTGCCACGATAGTTGTAGCCACCAAGGGTACTGAGGCACCCAAAGCTGGGGCGATAAAAAGGGAGGCAAGGAATGCCAAAACCACATTAATACATAATGCTTTTAGTGATAATTTCATACTATTTTAAATTGTTTTTAAAGGGTTATTAAATTACTTTTCAGTGTAGCGTACCCCATTGGCGTACTCTTTAGCTAAGCGGGCGTACTCTTCGGGTTCCTTGTCTCGGAGAGCTCGGAGCCTCTCGGGGTTTTTCTTTTGCAAGTAGTCAAAGCTTTCATTGGCTGTACCTATTGGTTTTGCTCCTGCTCCCAACACTACCTCACGTACGGTGTTAGCCTTCCCTTGCTGTGTATTTTCAGCCTCTTTGTCGGCTACAAGTTTAGAGAGTACGGCTTTTTGTCCGTCAAAATCTGCTTCAAACTGTTTTAGCTGACTTTCTTTGAGGGCTTGTGGGATAAGCCCTAATTGTACGGCTTTATCTACCAAGGTTGTGGCTTCGGCAGTGCGATTTTCTCTAATTGTTTTTTTCAGAGCCACTACTTCGGTTTCTGCATTTTCTTTGGCGGTTTTTAGATTATGTAAGGCACTTAGTACTGCCTCTTCTTTCACATTCTCACCCATACCAAGGGCAAGGGCTATCACTTTAATGTCCATATTGTTTGATGTATTAGTTACTATTTTTTTGAGTTGAAAGGGCTTGCCGTCTTTGGATAGTTTCAAAGCGTTGTCGTTGCCTCCTATATCAACAATGGAGATTTCTACGAGCTTACAAGCGGTTACAGTCTCATATACTTGTCCTTCTAAAATATGTTGTGGTTCGGTAGATACTTCTTTTATCTCCGCAAACATAGAAGCCATACGTATATAGCCACGTTCCACCTTCCCTGCTATCTTCTTAGCAAACTCGTCTTGTTCGTCAAACTCTACTTCGGCTATAAGAGTAGTACCTTCTTTGTAGAGTCTCGTACAACGTCCGATGACTTCACTACCCTTATAAGCATTGACACCCCTTTCGTGCATAAAGAGTACAACGGGGTTTCGCATATATTGGGCGTAGTCAATACCATCTGTAAGGATGCGGTAGCCGTAGCTATTTACATTTTCGGTATTGATGATAAATTGGTGTTTCATTAGCAAATTGGTGTTAGTTCGTCACTTAATTCTGGTGCAAAATTCAGTAGGTTTTGGCAGGTATAAAAATCGGCAAACAAGCCTTGTAGTGAATTTGCCCAAACCTTGTACTCATTTAGCCCAAGCGTTGGGAGCTAATTTCGTTACCTACTTTATATGTATGACCTTTGCACTGATAAAAACAGAGTACACAATGGAATTTGACCTCAAAGAACTTACTGCACGAGCATTTTTAGACTATGTAGGCCCTGCTTTTCCCGCTTGGTGGGCTAATAACAAAACAAAATATGTGTTACCAAGCCTATCGAATATAAGTGAGGCTCGCAGCAACGGAAGTCAGTATTTTATGACACTGAAAGTAGCCGATAAAGCAGGCGTGCAAACGCTCTTCCCTAACGAACCTTTGGTGAGCTTTTCACTCACTAAAACCATTGTAGAGACAGCAACCGTAGGTAAGCACCGCAGGGGCAAGGTAAAGGAGTACATAGCTACCGAAGACTGGCAGATTACTATTAAGGGGCTTTGCATAGACACTAATAACCCCGACTTGTACCCTACTGCACAAGTACAAAGCCTTAACCGCTTGTTTGAAAAGAACGAAAGTTTGGAGGTTGTAGGTAATAAACTCTTTACCCTCTTTGATATTCGTAACATTGTTTTAAAAGATATTAGTTTCGAGGCAATGGAGGGTAAGGAGGGCATACAGAAATACACCATCAAAGCCGTGTCAGATATGGACTTCTATGCTGAGTTAGACGAAAAGAGAACACAACTTAACAACTTATACTAATGTTTGTATTACAAGCAATTATCAAAATAGGGGATTACACCTTCAAAGCTGTACATAGTGTGAAAATCACCAAATCGGTAGACGAATTAGCCGATATTTGTACTATTGAACTTCCTACCCATTTTAAAGTAGCTAAAGGAGGTGATAGCCTCTATACAGAAAAGGCTATCAAAGCAGGCGATAAGGTGAGCGTGACCCTTGCTTATGAAGGGGTATATAGCGGGGTAGAGTTTGAGGGCTATGTAAAGAAGGTCAAGCCAAGCATTCCCGTAAGCATAGAGTGTGAAGACGCTATGTACTTACTTAGACGAAAAAACATCAATAAATCGTGGCAAAAGACAACACTTAGAGAAGTATTGCAGGAGGTAGTGAAAGATACACCTATTGCCTTGGCTGATAATATACCAGAAATGCAGTTAGACCAGTGGCTCATTCGCAATGCCAATGGTACGCAGGTGTTGGATAAACTCAAAGAGGAGTTTCGCCTAAGTATCTTTATCAACGATGAGGGCAAGCTGTACGCAGGACTTTCAGAACTTACTAATATAGGACAAACAGCACGCTATAACCTCAATTATAACATTGTGGCGAACGACTTGGAATATCGTACCAAGGACGAACGTAGGCTAAAAGTACAATATACCTACATTGACAAAAACAATAAAAAGAAAACTGTAGAAGAGGGCGACCCCGATGGTGAGCTAAGGACTTTTCATACTTCGGTAGTAAGCGATGAGAGCAAGCTACGAGTTATGGCAAGAGCGGAAATGGAAAAACTAAAGTATGACGGCTTTGACGGCACGCTAACGAGCTTCTTAGTACCCTATGCTACACGTGGTATGCAGGCGCATATTATTGACAAAGAACTGAAAAACATAGACGAGCGTTATTTCATTAAGAAGGTAGAAACTACCTTTGGACGTAATGGGGCACGCCGACAAATAACCATAGGAGCACGATTATGAGCATAGATAGAGAATTAGTCGAGGGAATTAGACAGATAGGCAAACGCAAAACCCCTACCATAGCCGTAGAAGTGGTATCAGTAGAGAAAGGAAATGGCACGTGTGAGGTGAAAGACGACGAGCTACAATATACCGTGCGCTTAGCCTCGGTGATTAACGATAATGCTGAGCGGTTTTACCTGTTCCCAAAGGTAGGAAGTAGCGTGCTGATTGCCTCGATTGGAGAAGATGAGAACCGCTACTATGTAGTTGCTTATAGTGAAATTGAAAGCGTGAGCCTACGGATAGAAGACACACAACTTACCATAGACAAAGCAGGAGTACACCTACAACGGGGTGAAGTAGATTTTAAAAGTCTTTTAAATGACCTTTTAAGTGAACTTAAAACGGCAGTGATACAAACCCCCGCAGGAGTAGGCAACTTCGCCCCTAACAACGTGGCAAAGTTTGAAGAGATTAACAACAAGATTAATGAATTACTACAATAGAATATGGCACGACTAACAGCCGTTGAGGCAGATTACAAAAAATCACAAGCTAAGGAGCTTTTTGCCAAAGGCTTTAGCATTGCCAATATCTCGGAAATGATAGGTATTGGCATTAAAACGCTTGGCAAATGGCGAGAGGAGGGCAAATGGGACGATGAGAAAGAACTGCAAACACTCAAACCTTCCAATATTCGCAAACTCACCCTCAAGTGTGCGCAGGCTATTGAGCGAGGCGAACCCTTACCTTATAAGGCGGACGATATTACTAAAATCGTTGCCGCCTTTGACCGCATTACTGACCATAATAAAATAGCAGTATATACGATGGAGAGCCTCGACGGGTTTTCTAACTTTATCTTAGAGAAAGCAGGGCAAAGTAGCGGTAAAAAGCGTGAAACCTATATGAATACCATTAAAGAGATACGCCCTTACTTTGATATGTATATAACCGAATTATTACAGAAAGGAGATGACTAAAACAGAACTCAAAGAAGCCAAAGAACGTTATTTTGCGAAGTCGAAAATGATTAGGGAGCTTACCTACGAGGCTATCCAAAAGGAAACAGCCGACGAGCAGGAAGCACGTATCAAACGACTTTTAAAGCCAGAAAACTATGGTGAGTTTTTCGACTACTATTTCGGGCTTGACAGTGGTTTGCCTTTGGGTGATGCTAAAACACCTAAGTTTCATATTGACGATTATATAAGGCTATACAAAGACCCTTATATCCGTCAGTTTAGAAAGAAGTTTAGGGGTGCGGGTAAGTCTATACAGTCGAACGTGGGCAACATCTGCCACCTCAAACAGAACAACCTTACCTTCTTTCCTATCCTTATAGGGGCTAACGAGGGCTTGGCTAAAATACTACTATCCGACTTACAAGCACACTTGGAGAACAATCAAAAGTTTATCAAAGACTTTGGCTTGCAACTCTCTTATGGGGATTGGTCGGATGGCGACTTTCAAACTACTGACGGCAAGCACTTTAAGGCGTTGGGGCTTAACCAACCTTTCAGAGGGTTGCGTTTTGGTATGTATCGCCCCGACTTGGCTATTTTAGACGATATAGAGGACTTGGATAGAGCCAAACGCCCCGATATGATAGAGAAGTATGGCAAGAAGATAACGGGCGACTTGGTAAAAGCCTTTCACCGTAAACGAGGAAGGCTCATCATCAACAACAACTATATTGTCAAAGACGGCATATTAGACTACCTCTATGACAAGTGGAAAGATAGCCCACACCTGCACGACTCAGTTACCAATTTGGCTACTGCCAACATCACCCGTGAGAACTATATGGATGTAGAGTGGGAGCCGAGTTGGAAAGAACGCGATACTAAGGAGGATATTATCCGCATCCTGCTCAATGATGACTACTATACCTCACAGCGCGAGGATTTCAACAACCCTATTGAAGAGGGCAAACTCTTCAAGGCGAAAGATATTGCCTTGGTACGCATAGCAGATAATGAGGCGTGGGACGGCTTGCTTGACCATTGGGACTTATCCTATACCGCTACGGGCGACTATAAAGCGGGAGTACTCATTGGTATCAAAGGTATTAAGCTGTACGTGTTGGAAGTTTTCTGTCAAAGGTGTGAACTTAATGCAGCTATGGAAGTACGCGCCCAGTGGGTAAAGAAGTACCTTAAAAAAGGCTATAACACTATGGGCTTCTTTGATGCTACTATGGCGCAGAAAGCGGTCTATACGCCTATTATTATGCAGAGTGCCGAGGACAACGCTTGCCCTAATATCCCTATTGGTTTGCACCAGGAGGGCGACAAGCACAATCGCATTTCGGCGGGTATTACCAATGCACTCTTTCGCAAAATATTGTACTGGGATGAGACGCTGCCCAAGCGTTCAGAACGTGACTACAACGCTTTTATTAAGCAGCTGCTTTCCTTTGAAAAAGGTACTACCTCACACGATGACGCCCCCGATACCTTAGAGCGTGCCATTACCCTTGCCCAACAGTATTTTGGCTATTCGGAAAACCCTTTACAGAGCGGGCGACCTTTTATTGCTAAACACAAACGTAGAACTATATGAGTACTCCGAGAAAAGAACTATTTGTAAAAGTAAAACAAGCCCTTGCAACTATTGAAGGCATTGAGCTGATAGACCTGCAACGTGGGCAGTTTGACAACCCCGAAAACGGCTACCCCGAAATATGGACAGCTGCACTCATTCAGGTAATGCCTATCGCCTATGAGACGATGGCCCAACACGTGCAAGAGGGCGAGTGTGAGTTTCATATTGACTTCTATTGTAAAGACGGCTGGACAGACCAACACTTAGGAGCTGCTGACCCCGAAGAGGGACTTATGGAGTTGGATATATTGGATAAAATCACCGATACGATACAATTCCTGCAAGGCGAACAATTCAAACCCGTACAGCAGGTGCGAGAGGAGGAATTACGCCTAAGTGATGACGGTATTATGAGCTATCGCATAACCTTTACCACACGCATTTATAGACAAACACCCTATCCCTACGAACCTAAGAAACTCAAATTAAATATGATTTAAAATGTATTTAACAAAAGACGAACTCAAAACCGTAGCCACTAAAGAGGTAATAGACCTTATCACCCAAGGCGATGAGCAGATAGTAACCGAAATCATTGCCGAAAGCATAGACCTAATGGCTTCTTACCTCTATAAGTATTACGATACAGAGGCTATATTTGCCAAAGAGGGTGACGAGCGTAGCAAAATACTGCTCAAATACCTCAAAGATATTGTTATCCACGAAATCTATATAAGGAGAACTAAAACCCTCAACCAAGTGGCGAAGCTCCGCTATGATGAGGCTATGCTATGGCTTGAAAAAATAGCCAAAGGCGAAATAGAAGTCGCCCTACCCAAGCGCCTCAAAGATACCGATGGCGACGGCACCCCCGATACACCCACGCCTTTTATGAAGCTCGGAGGGCGCAAAACCTACCGCAATCACTGGTAGAATCCTCCCCCAACCCCTCCCAAAGAGGGGAGATTGTGAGGGTAATTAGTAACTAAAACCGTTACCCCGTACGGCTTGCCCCTCTCCTTGGGAGAGGGGAACGGGGAGAGGATTATGAACAACAACTTACAAGAACTCCGCCGAAAGCTCGAAGCCCTCGCACGCTTGGTGGCTAATGATGTCCCTATTGTACTTAAAACTGAAGGGCTCAAGTTTATTCAACAGAACTTCCAAGACGAAGGCTTTAATGATGAGGGCTTACAAAAGTGGCAACCTCGCAAAACTACCGATACACGTGGGAGAGACCTTACTCGTTACCGCTCGGATAGGGTAGGCAAAAAGGGCACCCTTACCCCCTTTGGCAAGCGTAATCAGGGGCGTGCTATCCTTACGGGGCACAATTCAGGAGGCAACAAGCTGCGCAATTCATTTAGGGCGCGTGTAGAGAAAATGCAAGTTACCTTCTACACCCATAAGGAGTATGCCTTAAGACACAACGAGGGCTTAAAAGGTATGCCTAAACGACAATTTATAGGCGACTCCAAAACCTTATTTAATAATATAAAAAAGGAAATAGACCGTTTATTCAATCAACTACAATAATGGCAAAGCAACTCCATAAACAACGTATAGAAAAGAGTGTTACTCTTAGTGGTAATGCACTTAATAAAAAGGTACATTTGGGCAAAAACACAGCCCAAAACATTCAGCAGGTAACTAATCTAATGGTAGACATCATCAAGCGCCAACGCAGACTATGGCGTACCGAACTCAACCATTGGCACTCGGCACGTTATGCCCGTTATAGTGTGGACTACCCTCGTACTTACCCATTGGAGGAGGTATACCAAGATGTACTCCTCGATGGACACCTTACCGGTATCACCGAAAACCGTACCCTACGAACTACCAATAAGGACTACATTATCGTCATCGATGAGATTAAGGACGACACCCTAACCGAGTATATCAAGGATAAACAATGGTTTGAAGACTTGATCGAGTTCGCTCACCAAAGCATCTATCACGGGCATTCTCCTGTATGGATCAAAGAGGTAACCAAAGGCGAAATCAAAGCTGTAGAACTTATTGATAGGGGCTTGGTAATCCCCGAAAAGCACGTACTTTTAAAAGACTACGATGCTACCACTGGCATAGACCTACGAGATGTGGAAGAGGTAGTATTAGTAGCACAATTCTACAAGCATTCGGGGTTGCTCGAAAAGGCTACTCCTTATGCAATCCTAAAGCGCCATTCGTGGGGGTCGTGGGACGAGTTTGAGGAGCTTTTTGGCATTCCTATACGTATTGCCAAAATTGCCTCTCAGAGTGATAGCGTGAAAGAGGAAGTTGCCCAGTGGTTGGAGGAAATGGGATCAGCTTCGTATGGTGTTTTTCCTATTGGTACTGAAGTAGATATTAAGGAGAACAGCAAAGCCGATGCCTTCCAAGTGTTTTACCGCAAGATTGAAGCCTTAGACAAGGAGTTATCAAAACTCGTACTTCACCAAACAATGACTACCGAAAACGGCAGTAGCAAGGCACAAGGCACGGTACACGAAAACACTTTGGAAGAGGTAGTCTATGCCGACGAAAAGAAGATGTTAGCTTTCCTCAATAACCAACTTTTGCCCGCTATGCGTGCCATTGGTTATCCTATCCCCGGCAATGCCAAAATAGCGGTAGAGAAAACCACAGACCCCAACAAGCAAATCACTATAGACGGGGTACTCTTAGGGCGTGGCTATATCCTTACCCAAGACTATATAGAGCGTACTTATGGGGTAGAAATAGAAAGTATGCCTACCTCCTCCCTTTCTCCTAAACCAGATGATAACCCCCAGCACTAAGCCTACTCAAACTATATTATCACACCCATTGTTGCTCCGATCACGAGACTATCAGGCTCAGCAAGGAAGACAACAACTTGAGTAGGCTCATAGAGGGGTACATACGTGAGGCTTTTGAAGAGCGTAGTATTAGTGAGGCGCAAAGCAAAGAACTATGGCAATACTACTACAAGCACCTAAATAAAGCTTTAGCAGAGGGCTACAACCCTACTATTGAGGAAACTAATACCGAACTCGTAACCTCACTAAAGCACAACCTTGCACGCTTTTCGGCTTTTAAAGAAACGAGCTTTAAACAGCAAATAGAAGCCTCTTTAACTAAAAATGGTAAGGTGCTGTCGTGGCAAGAGTTCAAAGCCGAAGCTAACAAACTGAATATAGAATACAATAGGCGTTGGTTACAAGTTGAGTATAACCAAACAGTAGCCAATGCTTTATCGGCACAAAAGTACGAGGAGTATATAGCCAATAAGCGCATATACCCTAACCTTACTTATCACGCGGTGCACGATGAGCGAACCCGCGAAACACACCGTGCCTGGGATGGGCTAACGCTACCCGTAGAGCATTCTTTTTGGAAAACACACCTCCCCCCTAATGATTGGGGTTGCCGTTGCTATGTAGAACCTACTGCTGACCCCGTAACAGAAGGAGTACGTACAGAAGATATACCCATAAAAGAAGCCTTTGCTAATAACCCCGCTCTTTCAGGAGAGATATTTCCCATAATACCATACACCAAAGGAATGAGTGAAAAAGCCGTTAAGGAAGTAGAAAAGCAAGTGGAAAAACGACTTAAAAAGGAGAAGGCTAAAGCTAAAAGAGCAGAGGAAACGTGGCAAACCATACCTACTGAAAAGGGTACGGTAAGGGTAAGCTCATTGCATGGTAAGGATGAGAAAGCCGAAAATGTGGAAATAGCCTCTTACTTAGCTAATAAATATGGCTATGAAATAGACCTTATAGAAAAGTCTAACATATCAGGGGTGAAAAGTGCTGATACGTTTAATAAAACATTGGATATAAAGCAGGAGTATAAACGTATTCATAAGCCTACTAAAAGTGCTGTTGATAATGCCTTGAGGGGTACAAAGGAACAAGCTAAACACATTGTATTGGATATTAAAACAGACATATCAAATGGAGACTTGCGCGATAGTATTCAGGATAGGGTAAAACGTTCTACTTGGATTGAGGAAGTATTAGTTATTAGAAATGGTATAGACAAAACCTACTTAAGGGAAGATATACTTAAAGAAAACTGGACTCTGTAAAATAAAACAGGCAGGTAAATATGAGTTACTTACCTGCCTGAGTCGGGGTCGAGAGTTTTCTTATGTAGCCTCCCAACCAATTTGTACTGCAAAAGTACAACTATTTTTTAAACTACCAAAACTATTTTCAACTTTCTGCATATACCCCCTCATAAGAGAGAATAGCTTCTACAGTACGAGGGGATAAAAATACCCTACCTGCTACCTCCTCAATTACGGCATCTATACGCCATTGGGGGTACTTGTTAGTAAGCTCACCAAAAAGCTCACGTATCTTTTCATTACGCCTCTGTAGGCGTTGTTTGCGTTGTTTCTGACTTATAAGTTGCATAGCCACGAAGAGAATAGAATATTATGGTGCAAAAGTATAAAAAAGTCCGCTTATATGCAAGCGGACTTTTTTATACTTTTACTCCCATCGCTTTTGGTTTAGGTAGGTCTCGGCGTAGGGCATTGCAGTACCGTCAAGTTTCTTTTTAGACTTTTCTTTGTCAATTCCTATGAAGGCGGCGATAACCTCTTCGGGCTTGAGCTTGTCGAACTTGCGTTTGGCAACTGCCTTAGTGCCGATTTTGCCGTACGCCTCCCAGAAGTCCTCAAAGGTTACTGAGGCAGGCGTCTTCTCAATGCTGAAGTACTTTCGGAGGTTGGCGTCGCTTGCTAATATAGCAATACGCTCTTCATTATAGGGAAAGTAGCGCACAAGCCAATGCCACTGTTCGTTTGTCGGGGGCTCTCCTGTACTCTGTAAAGTAGTTAGGTTTCCCTCTAAATCATATTTAAACAAATACTCAATACTGGTGTTTTTCGATTTAAAAATATAGGTTGTTTCCATATCTATGCTAATTGTTCGTCTATTTCATACATTATTTGAAAAAGTGTTTGCCGCTCATAGGTTCCATATTCTACCACTTTTAAAGTGTGGTCAATAAACTTTTCAAGAAGATCGGCCTCATAAGCCTTAAGCCAAAACTTTCGGTATTTTTGCGTTGTGAAGCCCATATAAAAACGAGTAGCCTTTACGGTGATCTCTCTCATTAGACTATAATGTACTCGCTGTTCTCTGTTGTTGAAAATGGGCTTATCAATAAAGGCAACTCGGGCAAGTACTTCGGCTTGGTCTCGTGATAAGGTAAGAGAGATTTTCATATCTTATAATCTTTGCAAGTTTCTATTATTTTTAGTACTAAGTCTTTGCGGGTTTTTCTATGGGTTGTACCTACAACACGAATACTATTTAAAAAGAGTTCTCTATGATAGAAATAGCATACAGTTCCCGTTAGATATTCTGAAATAATTAGAATAAAACCTTTTTCCCTAAACCAATCAAAGACATCATCCCACACTGGTACGGAAATACGATTTTTGAATATGTTGTGATTGCCCATATCAGTAATAAGTGCTCCATTACGTATGTAAATATGAGTTTTAATGCTATCATAGGTATAAGGCTTACTACTTGCCATTAGTTGTTTATTGGTGTAATATATGCAAGGCTTGTCAAACCCTATTTCTTTAAGTTCTTTGGCGATATCAATAGGTACAAGCCAAGTGGGGTATTGTTCTGTTTTCATTTGTTTTTATATTTTAATTAAGTAAGCGGGCATAAGGATAAAGGTACTAAACTCAAACCCTCGTAGGTAAAGTTTGCTATCTTCTAAGTATATCGCAAAGGATATATTAAGCGGTTTGCATCGTGGGAACTCTTCATTAAGTTCTTTAGCTTTTTCAATGATGTATTGCTCTATTTTGGTTAAATCATCTGCCCGATATAGTTGTCCGTTCATTCCTCTTAGAAAACAAGAGAATTGGGCTTGTAGCTTGTTTTTTGTTTGTATGCCATTGCTAAAATGGCAAAAATAGTGTGTAGGTGTTTCTTTCATTTTAAATAGTGTTTAAAGGGTTATTCTAAATATAGACCTGTAGTCACTTGTTGGTTGTATTTACCACCTTCAACTCCGTGAAGGATAATTCGTCTTTTTATTTCTTCCTCACTAAGGCGACAAGAGCTCTTTTGTGATGGGTGATAAATACCTGAACGAATTATGTATAACGAAAAAAAACTTGCTTGCATTTCCTGACGGCGTTTGTTTTTAGTTTTGGTAGTTCGGCAACGATTCACTATTGGCAAGCCGTGTTGGCGCCATTGTTGGTTTAGATGTGCTTTGAAATAGCCGTAGGCACTATCTAATGTTACCCAATCTAAGTAGGGCATCTGTATTGCTATCTCTTTCACACTACAATCTTTAATGCGATAGATTATATAATTTTTCTCCTTGAAAAAGTATTCGATTAGTTGTATAAGTAACCACTCATCTAAGTTAGAAGCATACTTAAAGTAGTATTTTTTTTCGTCTATACTATTAAGCTCGTCTTCTGAAATGTTGTACTTCTCAAGCAACTTGTTTAGCATTTTCTCTGCTGATTGCTGTTCTCCTGCTATTCCTCGTTTTACAAGTTCGTAGACTTTTGTGATTTTTTCTTTTACTTTGTCGTTCATATTGTAATTGGTTTAGTAATTTACTTGTTTATACATTCCACTCTTCTTTGGTGAGTTGTGCGCCACAGTCCTTGCAAAATAAGGCTGTTACTTCTACTGTAACGTAGTGGGCAAGGGTGCGGAGCTCTTTATGCTTGTGGGGGCAGGTGTGAGCCGCACAGGCAATTAATTTGCTAATTTTCTCATTGGCTATTTTTCTAACTTCTTTCATAGCGTTGGGTGAGCATTTTTTCAAAAATTTTATTGACCTTGCCGACCTCACTGGGGGTGAGATTTTGGAGGGGTTTTTTGAATGGGTTTTTGCTACTACAAAACCATTTGCCAAGGCGTTTGATGTCGGCGTACTTGGGGTTGGCTTCGTCGCGCCAGCCGAGTTCGTGGCATAGGGATAATAGCTTTAGGTGTTGCTTGTTTTGGGCATCGAAATAGGCGTGCATCTCGAAATAGTAACCAAGGTGCTGGGCGAGGGCGAAAAACTCGTCTTCTGTTAGGTTTTTGGTACTGGGAAGCTCTCGCCCTATAAAGCTACATACGAAGTGTAGGCGGGCTTCTCTGTCCTTAAAGCGTTTGCCTAAAAGGCTTTGAAGGATACGAATCTGATGAGGTTTTATTGTGGTTGTCATACATTATTCTTTAAAAAGTTCTCGGTACTTAGTTGCTGTTATTTCGGTACAATCGTTAGGAATGATAATATCTGTCCAATCATCATCAATGGTAAAACCGAAGTATTTATCATTATCGCCGTCAAATCCTATACTTTTACTAAAACCTTCGTCCCAACCTATGCAGGCGTTAAGTTCGGCTTTTGTTACAGTTATGGCTTCGTCAAAGTCGGCTTGTATGGCTTTTCCTTGCTTTATATTCAATCGGGGCATATACTCATCTTTCCCTTTGATTTGCTTCCATACTTTGGTGTCTATAGTAGCACCTTTGGGGAAAATTACTGATGATATTCCTCCTGCTACTACCCAGTAGCCTCCTCTCCACGAGGTAAAACCATATTTTTTGGCTAATGCTTTTTGGGCATCAAAGCAGGCTCTTAATTTATCGTGTATCTTCTGAAACTTTTTACCAGTTTCACTGTTTTTTTCTGTTATAAAATACATTTTTAAATGGTGTTTAAAGGTTATTTAAAAAGCTCCTCGCCTTAGTGGGTCTCCTATGGGCGTCCCCTTAGTGCCAGCGACCTTACTAAGGGCGGAGGAGCATCTTTTAGCTACCGAGATAGCTAAAAGTGTAGTGTTATGCGGTGGCTTGCTCTTCGTACTTTTGGTGTACTGGGAAGAGGCTTTTAATATCGGTACCAGGGGGAAAGTCCACCGATGAGAGCGATAGGGGGATATTGCATTTTTTGCCTTGCTCGTCAATGGTGTTGGCTTCGATATAGAACGCTGAACGCTGTGGTCTATAAGATTGGGCAATGATACCTACGGCATCGGTAAAGGCGGGGCTGTTAAACTCTTGGGCGAGCTTTGTTAGTTCAAGTACACGTGAGGCTTTGAGGTTGCCCTTGGCGTCTTTCTTGAGCAATCGGTTGATGACATTCACAAGTCGGGCACTATTGTCGTCTTTGGCAAGTGAAGCTATAAAGTCGCGGACTTTTTCGATGCCTGCATTAACGGTGTCGTCCCAATTGTCGATGACGCGGAAGCCGTAGGTGATGGTGTTGCCGTGCTCATCGGTGAAAGTGTGGCTTTGTTGGTCGCCCTTGACCTCGTAGACTTCGTTTTTGGTATCTAAGAGAATTTTGAGGGCTTCAAAAGTATGCAGCTTTACTTCTGCCATTTGCTCTGAATAGGTTTGCAGCTTACCGATGATTTGTGGTATGCTTTCATTGACGAGGGCTTTATAGGCTTGTCGGTTTTCGTTTTGGGCTTGCTCGCGACGTTGTAATTCTGCTTTGAGTTCGTCGGCTGTAAGGTGTGTTAAATCTACTGTCATAATTGATAATTGTTATTTGTTATTTTCCATTTACTTCGGCTTTGTATAGCGGATGTGCAGCTAAGGGTAGCCATTGGGTGGTGCTGTCTTGCCATAGGAGTTCAAGGGTTTCGGGCTCGTAGCGAAAGGCTGGGGGTTGCCAGCGCTTTCGCTCTGTCCAGTCTTGTAGCTTCTGCACTAAGGCGGGTACTTTGTCAGTTTTTCCTGCGCGGTATTGGCAGGTCTGTAGCCGTTGCTCGAAAGTGAGTATTTGTAAAAAAGTGTCGAGGGCAAGGGCTTCTGTGTATGCTAAAAATCTATTTTTCATTGTTATTTTGTTATTAGTTTGCCATATTTTTTAAGGTCTGCCCACCAAGTTACATTATTGCCGCTGATGCCTTGGGGGAGGTATCGCACGGGGCGTTTTTGTTTTTTAGCTTTATTGAGCAGTTCTTGTGTGTGCTCTCTGAGCTTGCGTTGTATATATTCGTAATCGCTGATTTCGTTAGGTTCTAATCTCATCTCGTGTTCGGTTTGTGTTCGCTTTGTCTTCGCTTGGTGTTCGGTTAGTGTTCGGTGCGAGCCACACGGGTGGTTATTTTCTTTAGGAGTACACTGGGGTAATATTGCAGGATATTTTCTGCGTAGATAGTGATGAGCAGGAGGACGTCGTCGGCATTGAATAGGGTGATGTCGTTGCCGTAGAGGCGTTCGATGCTTTTCTCCACTTCGCCGTACCACTGATCGTCATACCAATTGAGTAGGGTGTCGTGGGTGATGAGGGTTTTTAAGTGCAGCCCTCTACCTATGGCGGTGTTGCATAGATTGGTGCACCATTCGTTGTAGAACTCATAGCGGAGGTTTTCGTACTGCAGGTAGGTGAGCCCTAATTGGCGGGCGAGGGCGTGGCGATAGGTGATTTGTTGGGCTATTGTATTCATTGTTAGGGTGTTTTTAAGAGTTTAAAATCGCGTTCTTGGGCTTTTTCGGCTGAGATGAGATAGGGTTCTAACTCATTGGCTCCAGTACGTGTTTTTTCGATGTAGGCTCGGAAGTCTTTTACATAAATGCGGTTTTGACTAAGCCAGTAAAATTTGTTGGCAACGGCTCCTTTGGGGTTCCCTTTACTATCGGTTTGTGATATACCAATAAAAAGGGTGTTAGGAAATGCTTCGATGAGCTTGTTGTATAGGCTTGCGGGCTTGCCGTCGAAACACTCTTGTATGCTGTCAATAAATACTATTTTAGGTTGTTGTGGACGGTCCAGGCGTAGCATCATTTTATCTACATATTCTTTTTGTAGGGTGTATCGTTTGTTATATTGTTTTAGCCCGTAGCGGTCGAGGTTTTCAATGAGTGATAGGCTGCCGCACTCTTCTAAGGAGTTGTATAGTACCTTTTCTTTTTGGCATAGCTCTTTCATTAGTTGTAGGGCATAAGTGGTTTTGCCGTGCCCTGAGTCGCCATAGATAAGGAGGCTGCCGCTTCTTTCTACTTTGCCGAGATGGTCTGTCCATTGGGGTGATAGGTCGATTGTTTTGTACTTTTTGCGCGCTAAATCTTCATAGGTGTAGGCGCGGGGTATGATTGTTTTTTCGTTATTTTCCATCATTGAGTTGTTGTAGGCGTTGCTTTTCAATTTCGGTTCGCACTTTTCTGAGGCTTCCTGCGGTATTGGCGTACATTTGTGCGGGGCTGATAGTAGAGCCATTGGCTTGGCTTACTTGTGCTATTTGGCTGAGTAGGAAGGCTTCGATAGCTTCTTTATCGGAGGGAGGACTTACACGGCTGTACTTGGAGCCGTAGCGGTCGAATATTTCGGCATAGCCTACTTTTTTAATTCCCTTGTTACGGTCGATTTTAGCTTGCAAACCGTCTGCTCCCATCATATACCAACCGCAAACATATTCGGTAGCATTCCAAAGGCTTTTGAGTTCCAAAAAGGCGTGGTATTCGAGGTCGCCAGCTTCGTCTAATATCACTAAAGGGGTTTCAAGCTGTTTGAGGTAATACACCAAATCTTCATACACTTCGGCGTATCGTCCAGTATAGGTGATACCAAACTCTTGAGCGATTTTGCGTATAAGTTTTTGTTTGGTTTTTACTTGAGAGCAGTCGATATATACGGCGTTTTTGTTTTTGCTTACATACACTTTGGCGGTGTGTGTTTTGCCTATACCTGCGCGGTCACATAGGATAGCCGAAAGCGAGCGTGTTTGGCAGGCGGTAAGCTGACTGTAGATGTACTGAAAGGTTTCGGTTTCTACAGTTACCCAAGGAGCCTCGTCACGGAGTTGCACTTGTAGTTTGCGGGCGATGCTTATCCATTTGGCATCGGATAGCACGCCATCGCGTTCGCCTTTCATTACACGGTTGTACTGGGCACCATTGATGCCAAGACTTTTGGCGTGATGGGTGTCATAGCGGTAGTTTTGTCGGTTTTCGGCAATTGCTTGTACGATTTTTTCTTTTAAAACTGTGGTTATCATAAGTCTAATAATGCTTTATTTATGGTTTCTACTTTTGTTTTGCCGTACTCTTGATAGTTAAGGGCGGGTGTCTCGGTGTAGTCTACGGGTGTGTAGTCTACTTCGGTAGCGGTGGGTATGGGTGCGGTGAGGCTTCCTAAGCGGTTGAGCTTTTGCACTGATTGGGTACGTACCATTTGGTCGAACTGGGTAACATAACTCATTGCTTCGGCATATTGTTGCTCATCGTGCTGAGTCCATTCAGCATTAGCACGGTTGAAGGTAGGCACAGGGCTACAAGTGCATAGAAAGGCTCCGTTTTGGTATAAATACACTTCGGTAATACCATCCTTATTAGGCAAGTAATAGGCTTCTACTTGGTAGTTGTTGGGGGCTAATAAGGTAAGTACTTGTGGGTTGGGTAATTGGTATTTTTGGTATTGTACGGTTACGTATTGACTACGGCGTATGGTAGTAGTGGTGCATTTGCCTATGTATTGGGCTAAAAGGGCTCGGTTGAGTTGTGGCAAATTAGGGTTTACGTTCTCTAAAAATACCTCCAAACGTGTCTTCCCAGGGAAGCGTTGTTGGTCGGGGTGGAGTTGGTTGTTGTATAGGGTTTGCTCTTGGAGTTCCATTGCTACAATATCATCATAAGAGGCTTTGGCTTCTTTGTAATTGTTGTTGAACTCGTCGAATATCTTTTGTTGTGTGGTGCGGTTGCTATCACGGCGGGCATAGTGGCGACCTACGTTTTGGTGTCTGTCTTTCTCAATACCGTATTTTTTACCTCGTATCATTGTCTCGGCGTACTTCTCTTGTGAGTTGGTAGGGTTACAGAAGCGCACAAACGGGAATAGGTTGTTGGCTTTCAGTAGCCCGTCGGCAAACTCACCTGTTAGGTGTCGTTCTACTTCTATCTGCATTGGAGTACCCAAGCCGTAGGAGGTAGTAAATTGAAACATTGAGCGAAAACAGTCTAAGAAAAGCTCGGTGTCTTTTTTCTTACTGTGAGCAATACCTATAAGGGCGGTGCTCATCACATCATAAGCATAGTATGCCATTACTTTGGTGCCGTCGGGTAGTTTGGTGTGCATTATATCGCGGTCATCAAGGGTTATTTTACTCATTGAGTAGAGCGGTGCGCGGCGGTGAACGTGTGGGCGCAACTTGTGGCTAAAATCGTACTCTCCATTGCGGGCTTTGGCTATGATAAGCTGATTTTCGGCTTTGCTAAGCCATAGTTTTACAGTGCTTTCAGAGACTTCTAACAGGTTGCCATTCTCATCGCAAAAATCGTCTACATTAAAGAGTTCGCCCGTAGCGCGGTCAAAAAGTTCTATTTCGCCGTATAGAAACTGCTTGTAAATATCGTATACCGAACTGATGTAAGGTTTATTAGGCATACAGCAGATGGATATAAAGAGGCGTTCCATTGTAGGGGTTACTATTTTGGCGTTGTCGGAGCCCTCGCCCTTGTGAATGAAGGTAGCGTAACGCTCGGTAAGGAATTGGTTGTATTTGCGTTGTAGGCTTCGTGGGTTGTTAGGTAATGAGAAACTCCACTTTTCGGGGTTTAGCGCGTTCACTGCTTCGCTGATGTTTTGCCATATTTGGGTTTTGCGTTTGCCAAAGGCTTTGGCAGTGAGCGGACGGCATTTAAGTAGGGTTTCGATGGCACCCAGTATCATAGCGGAGGTGGCTTTCTCCCGCTGTTGTGAGAGGGGGAGTGATTTGCCGTTAGGTTTGCGGTGCTCGGCAAAGAAGTTGATGGCTTCGGGGTCGGGTACAATATACTCTTCTAATACATTGGTAACGATATGAGCCTCTTCGGGCTTGCCGAGCATACGCACGCAAAATTCTTTTGTATTCACACCTTTCACTACGGGGAGGCTCTCAAAGGCTACCCACGCTTCATTACCTTGTCCTTTGCCTGGTTGGGTAACTTGGAGCTTACCACGCTGACTGTACGATTTGTAGGTGTTGTAGCTCATTACTTTCCAATCGTCATACAATAGGCGTGCGGGGATAGATAATATGTTATTTTGGAATGCGTACATAGTTTTGTTTTTTTGGCGTTTGCCTTGCTCCCCAGTGCAGTTGCGAGCTGCGCTTAATGCTGTTGGTCATACCAACCACTGGGGAAAAACAACAATAAAATCAAAATATAAAAAACGTGATGTAGTGTTATTAGTGGTACTTCACTGGCTTGTGGTACTCTATTTTTTCTCTTTTTACGACGATACCTAAGAAGGTTGTGCGTATCTCTCTGCCGATGATAAGGAAGTCATCATTGAGGAGGTAAATGGTTTTTGTTGTCATTTTAAATAGGGTTTAAAAGGTTTTTAAATTATTCATTTATGGATTCCAAACATTCTAAATCATACACCCCTACACTATCATCATTGGCAAAGGTTACAATGCCTAACGTATAATCTTCATAGGTGCGTATATCGGTTAATTTGCCCACTTGTCCTTTTTTACCGTAAGGGTCTGTGGTGATAAAAGGCGATACTCTTACTTTGTTTCCTACTTTCATAGATTAATCATTTAATACGTTGTTAATTTGTTTTTCATAGTTGTTGTACTCTTTGCAGATTGTATCTGCCGTTTCACTGTTACGCTGTTTGTTTAGGCATTGCCGAATGTAGTATTTTGACAATCCAAACCTTACAGATAATTTTTCCACCACTAAGGGATTGAATTTTCGAGGATTTTTATTACCTTTGCTCATTGATTTTGCTTGTTTCGTTTAACGGGGCAAAAGTATAAGATATTTTCTACACTACAAAATATTTTGTAGAAAATATTTTATATTATTTTCTATATTGTTGATTTACAATGAAATATTTTTTTACGCTATGTCAAACACTGTTAGTAGAATAAAGGAATTTATAGACTTCAAAGGTCTATCCGTTAGAAAATTTGAAGAAACAGTAGGCTTTTCTAATGGGGCTTTTGCCACCCAATATAAGAATAATAAATCTATTGGTAGTGATAAAATAGAAAATATTCTATGTTCTTTCCCTGAATTAAACACTGAATGGTTGCTCACTGGAAATGGCGAAATGCTTAAAAGTGAGGAGGCTACAGAACTAATAAAAACACCTCGTGTAGAAATTATTGAACCTATTAAGGTAGAGGGGCGTAGTTTAATGCCTAAAGTAGTCGTAGTAGATGATGACGATAATGACCGTATTCCATTAGTATCAGTAAAAGCCCAAGCGGGCTATCTTGAGGGCTATGATGATAGCAATTACATTGAGGAACTACCTACATATAGTCTTCCTGAAATGCGAAATGGCACATATCGTATGTTTCAGGTCAGCGGTTTTTCTATGTATCCCACCTTACAGGATGGTAGCTATGTAATAGGTAAATTTGTTGAAGATTGGGAGTGGTTGGGTGATAATAGGGTATGTGTAGTAGTCACAGAACGCGATGGGGTAATCGTAAAGAGGGTAACAAATAGAGCAAGAGAAAAAGGGTTCCTTTATTGTAAGTCTGATAATAGAGATTACAAACATATTAAGGTAATGTTAGAAGATATAAAAGAGATATGGGAGTGTCAAGCTCATATATCTTTTGAATTCCTTGACCCAGTTACCAACTATCAGAAAATTGCAGAACTTGAAGTGAACTTATCGGAATTGCAGGACAAGGTGAAAAACTTGGAGACACAACTATTGCCCGCACATACATAATATATAGAGGAAAATGGAATAAAAGGTGTAGAAAGCGGGTATTTGTGCAGGAGAAACTATACCCTTTTTGCTTGTTTTTAATACAAAATGCTAAAAATCAGTATTTTATATAAAAATAAACTTTAAAAGCACTACAATACACCCCCCTTTACTCTACAAAAAAGCCCATTGGTTGCACTAAAAAGAATATACAACCTACTTTACTACCCTAAAAATAGCCCAAAAGTGCACCCCTAACTGCACCCCTAAGTGCACCCCTAATGCTAAAAATAGGGTGTTTTTAGTCTTTGCTGGGTGGGTACCTTTTGGGGCTATTTTCTGGCCCTCTGGAAGTGGCTTTTCGGTAGCTATAAGACACAAAAAACGCCCAAAAAGGGCGTATTTATTAGGGTTTTGGCAATTATAGAGGTATATATACCTGCCAATGGTAATTACTTCTATTTAAATGGTAGTTATCGGGCAATTACTCGGTAATTAAATGGCAATTAAAAGTGTTTTTTTGTACATTTCATTTTCCTGCCTTTTTAGGAATTTTTTATTGTAACTACTTGTTTTTTAGGGATTTTCGGGCTTTTTTGGTTATGATAGTATTGTATATTTCATATTACTGCCTATAACACATATATCATAGCCTTTCTCTTTTAATCCTTCAGCAAGTTTAGCATCACAAGTCCAAATTTTATGACCTTTTTGAAAATGCAATGCTATAAAAAGATAATCATCAGGGTCTATATCTTTAGCTATTTCAGCCGCCCTAATCCTGTTTTTCTTTTCAATCTCTTCTAAATTGTAAAAAGTAATATGCTTAGTAAATTCTTTCAACAACTTATTAGCTTGCTTTTTAGTGAGATTATTCTTTTCCATAATCTTAGGTAAATGCTCTTCTATTTCATCTAAAAGGTAAGAAGGTGCTATAAACTGTAGTTTTTTCTTATCATTTTTCAAAATAGTAGCAATGGCTCCTTCTGGTCTATAGAAGCAGCTATAGATAATATTAGTATCGGAGATAACTATCATAATTTTTGCTCTTGTTCTCTTTTAGCAATAGCGGCTTCCCAACGTCTGGTCATATTTCTATTAGACTCTTTAGACATTGCCATAATCTCATCGCGGTATTTGATAGGAATACCGTATTCATCTTCTTCTAAATCGTCTATTTCAGGTTTTGCAAGAGCTTTTTGTGTTTCTCTTTTCTTAGTAACTTTTAGAAAATCAAAGTTTTTGGCAAACTCTACAAAAGCTAAAGCTTGCGGACTATCATTATTAAGGGTAATTGTATATGGCATAACGTTTCATTTTTTTATAAGGCAAAAGTACAAATATTTTGCCAATTAGCAAATTTGGCAGCATAAAGTAGGTAGCATATTTTTCTGTTTTTAGGTCGGTTATTAGACGATTATTTTTCGGTTATCGTTTGCTCTTCCTATATCATTCCTATATTGTTCCTGTATCATTTGTATAGGGTAGGTGAAAAAGAAAAAATTTCTGGCAACGCGGGTTGCTAATTGGTAAATTATTTGTATTTTTGCCCAAGAATGAAATAAATAAAATATGAAAGATATAGTATTATTAAATGTAAGGAGACTAGCAGAAGCATAAAAATCCTTTTGATGAAAAAGGCGATTTAAATATTGATACAGTCATCAAAGAAAGTGATTTAACAGACTTAGGTAAACAATTATTTGATGATTTAGCAGATAAGTGGTTTGCTTACACAGATCGTACTCAAAAATATGACAACATTACAATGCTGGAAAAGTACTTTAATAATTTGAACAATGGGTAATATTCTAGATGTGTTGTTAAAATCACAACAACTTGCTAATCAAAATAATACAAAAGAACTGCCCTACTATTTTTCTTTACCCACCATAGAGATAAGCATTTTTAAAGCCTATAAAGTGCTCTAAATAGTGTAAAGAAGCCCCTGGATGTTTCAAATGTGTTGTTAAAGAAGAACAGTTCCGCGCACCGCTAGCGCAAGCTTCTAGCTTGTGCTAAAAAATAAAAAAGCTGGAAGCTCGCACCAGCATAAGGATTTTATAACATAGATAGAGTAAAAACAGAATTTGTAAATAATTATTCTTATTTTTGTCCTAATTAAAATTTTTAAGCTTATGATGATAATCAACTTTATTTTCAAGAATTGGAAAGGTTTATTGATGGCTATACTTGCCAGTTTAGCATGTAAAACTTGTGCTGGAGACTATATAGAAGGCTCAAATAAGGAAAAAGTTGCAGAATATGAGGCTTTGATAAAAGAAAACACTAAAACTACTGCTGTTTATGATAGTGTCTATACAGAGCATACAGTGAAAATTGCCAAAGTACCCATAAAAACATACAGTATTAAATATAAATATGAAGTAAATGGTGTAGAATATGAAGGCGAACAATCAACTTCAAAATTGCCAGAAAGCCCTGTGGTGGAAGTATATTATCTAAAAGACAATCCATCTGTCCATGATATAAATCCAGCATCATCATTGAAATACGAAAAAGAGAAGGAAACAAGTAATACTGACCTCTATTTCGCTATATTCTGGGGCGTGCTGGCGTTGTTTCTTGCTGTCGGGCTATGGATTGAATTTAAAGATTTTAAAAAAGAATATAAAATATAATTAAAAGTAGAGAAAAATAGCAAACAAACCAATTACCGAATTTATCGAAAAATATTATCTGCATTTTAATGCAGCATCTTTGGTGGACACTTCTAAAGGCTATGTAGCGCACCTAAAAGATGGCGGAAAAATGTTAATTACCGCTAGCGCAAGCTTCTAGCTTGTGCTTAAGAATATAACAGAGCTGGAAGCTCTAAGAATACTAGGTACGAGCTACAAGCTCGCACCAGCAGGGGGAATATGAAGGCACTGAAACAACTTGTAAGTATATGAGGCAAAAGTATCACAAAACTGAGGATATAGCTGTAAAGGAGATTTTAAGTTTGTTAATGGAAGTGTTAGAAGCTAAATATGCTAAAATGAGAGTATTCTTAAAAAGATAGAGGGTAATGTATCAGATGTGTTGTTAAAAATATAAGGCTAACTATTAACACGATACAAGTGTGAGGCAGATGGGAGGTATGAGAAGTATGAGAAGGCTGAGAGGGCTGGGAGGGCGAGCCGCACCGGCGATTGTGGGACAGGGAGAGAATTTTGAATTCTGAATTTTGAATTGGGAGAACGGGTGCGACAAGTGGGACAAGTGGGACAGGTGGGACGAGTGGGACAGGTGAGACAGGGAGAGAATTGTGAATTATGAATTGGGCACAAGCTGCAAGCTTGCGCCAGCGGGGTAATATATCATACTAACTCCGAAGAATTAAGAGATCATTATACAAAGATTTTTGAAGAAGCAGGAATTACTAATTTTCAATTTAAAATAACAAAATAATATGAATGACTATGTAAAAATATCAGGTTTTGAAAAGATTGAAGGTGTAGAAATACTATATTTACAAAAAACAGAGAAGTATGATTTTTTCAAAATAGTAAATGCACAAAAGCCTTTATTAGCGACAAAAGGGGGAGTCGTTGAAGATGGCTGTTTCATAATAACACCTGAAGGAGATATGTTTTTCTCTGTCCAATATCATTTGGATATAGAAGGATGGCGAAACCAACTAAAAAGAAGTGCTGAATTATTACATATATTGGTAGGCTGGATTGATAAGGAGTCTTTTACTCTATCAGATGGACGTTCTTACCTTCTAAGAGAGTGTAAGGTAACAACTGATTTTAAAAATCACCATATAGGGTAATGTATCAGATGTGTTGTTAAAATTTCAACAACTTGCTAATCACCATAATACAAAAGAACTGCCCTACTATTTTTATTTACCCACCATAGAGAAAAGCGTTTTTAAAGCCTATAATGGCTTTAGATAGTGCGAAGGGAATTATGAATTGTGGGACTGGTGAGAGGGTTGAGAGGGCTGGGACAGGTGAGACGAGTGAGACAGGTGGGACGAGTGGGACGAGTGGGACGGGGAGAGAATTGTGAATTTTGAATTGGACACAAGCTGCAAGCTTGCGCCAGCGGGGGGAATTTAGGAACAGAAATTATAAGAATGAAATAAATGTAATAAAGTATTATGTATAAAAATAAAAAAGATGCCAAAAGTAATTGATTATAATAAAATTTGGACAGAATTAGATGTTCCACATTTAATTAGAACGAACAAACGAGAAATTGATAGGGACAATACAAAAGTAGTTTTATATAACTTAGTAACTTTTTGTTATAATAAGAATTTATTACTTGTATATCCTTTCAATTCCAGTGATAACCTTAAAGAAGACTTAAAGATACAAACAAATAATTTAAGTCCTAAGGGAAAAATACTTTTTCATTCATTAAGGGATAAGTGGCTTGGTTATACTGATAATGAAGATGGAAAAATTGATAGGAAGTCTAACATAAAAATGTTAGATAAATACTATAATAAGTTAGTATCTGAATACCAAGAGGAGTTGGGTAAAGTGGCACTATGGCAATCTCTTTATGAAGAGATGTTAAAAGAGCCTTTATTATTGTCTAATCCATAA